CGTTTGGCTTGCACCTGAGGCAGCCGCACCGGGATTGCTTCGGGCGCTTGCGCTTATGGCTCGCCATGTCGGGGAAGATGCCACGCGGGGCTGGCGGGGTCACGCGGCGGGTTCAAGCTGGCGGTAGTTGAACAATGCTAACCTTTGAGTTAGCATCCACTCCGCCGGGCATCCCGCCCGACAGGGAGAATGGGCGTGGCTAAGATGAACCAGGAAGAATTCACAAGCAATACTGGAATCAGCAAGATTGACCGCTATGGGTGGAAGCTGCGCGATACCCAAGGTCAGTTCTGTTTGGTAAACAAGCTCGAATTGCAAATATCCAGCGAGTACCAGCGCGATGCGAACGAGAACAAAATAAGGGCCTTGGCTAGCAATTGGTCATGGATCGCTTGCGGAGCAATTCTCGTAGGCATTCGAGATGGGTCTCTTTTCGTCATTGATGGACAGCATCGCGTCATGGCTGCGCGCCGCCGACACGACATCAAAGACCTTCCCTGCCTCGTCTTCCAAACGGCGGATGTTCAGCAGGAAGCTACAGGGTTTCTGAACGCCAACACGATGCGCAAACCAATTACATCGGTGGACAAGTTCAAGGCGCTTGCCGTAACGAACGATTCTGTTGCTCTTGCCGCGCAATCGCTAATTGCGTCATCTGGCAGAGAAATAAGCATGAGCGCTGGGGCAAACACAGTCCGCTGCATCAGCGTCATTCAGTGGTGGATTCGGAATGACAAAGAGACAATCGAGCGCGTTTGGCCGCTGATTGTCGAGATTTGCGAAGGTCACGTTTTCAACGAAAAGCTTGTGGACGGCCTTTGCTATCTCGAATCGCGCATGCCTGTTGGCCAGTCAATTTGCGATCGAGAATTTCGCGGCAGGTTTACCAAGGCTGGATATTCTCGTCTTCTTGAAGGCGCGAATCGCGGGGCGTCTTTTTTTGCGAGAGGGGGAGCCAAGTCTTGGGCTCTTGGTATGGTGGAAGAGACGAACAAGAAGTGCAGAAACAAGATCGAGCTATTGGAAAAGGTTAAGAAGACCAAGTAAGCGCGGCGTGACTGGCCGGTGGCGCGAGTGCACCGGCCAGCCATAGCTCACACCGTCAGAATCGCCGGCCCAAGGAACCCCGACACCAACACCGGCGCAATGATCCCATCGATCAGCGGGAACACGGGGAAATTCGCCGGCCACGGCCCCGAAGACGACGCATCTGAATACTGGACTTCGACCGGGCCGACCTTTTCCTTCACGACCTGCGACGTCGCAATCCATGCCGGGGCCAGCGAGCCGGGGTCATTGTGATTCAGCAGCGCGGCTTCGTACGTGGCTTGCTCGACTTCGCGCGGAATCTCATCGTCGGGGATTTCCTCGCCCGCGTAGTCCGTCGCACCGGTGCGCGGCCATTCCAGTTCCTGCGCCCGCCCGCCTGTCTTGACGCCGGGGAACATCGAGACCCATGCGCCGGACATGAGGCGCTGCCGGTACCGGCCATCGATGTATGCCGACGCGACGACAAGGTCCGCGAGGATTGAGTGATCGTCCCACCCAACCGTCGAAACCCCGCGCGCGGCGAAGTATTCCAACGCCCCTTCGACCGTGCCGTAGTTCGCCATCGCGGTGCTCCCTGGTGAGGATTGTTGCGGGCCGGATTCGACACCGGCTGCCCCGCGTCCGGGGCCAGTCTACTGCGGCCACCCAGCAATCGAACCTAATCGACGCCTACAGCCATCTTCCCCTGCGTGTCCTTCCACGCCGCCGCAACGCCGCCATGATGCCACAAAGAGAACGGCCGCTTTTGGCGGCCGTCCGGGTGGCTCCTACACGCCGCGACGTGTACGCGAACCTCAAGGCGCAGGCATGGTGGGAGCTGCGCCTGCGGTTCTATCGGACCTTCCGGGCGGTGCGCGAGCGCGCCGTTTACGATCCTGATACGCTGATATCGCTGGATTCGAAGCTGCCCCATCTGCGGCAGATCGAAAAAGAACTATCTCAGGCCACGGCATCGAAGGGCGCGCGCATGAAGCTGGTGGTGAACAAATCCCCCGAAGGAACCAAGTCGCCGAACCTGGCGGACTCGATCGTGATGGCGTACTGGCCGATTGTCGGGTCGCGCTACACCCTCGGGGGAATCTGAAATGGGCGTCGTGCGCTACCTCGGCGACAAGCTGCTGAACCTCGTCGCCAACCTGGGCACGTCGCGCGACAAGGCGAGCGGCAGCTACTACGGCGCGGTCTCGCTGTCGGACCTGGACCTATGGAACGCCTATGTAGGCGCGTGGCTGCCGCGAAAGATTGTGGATATCCCGGCGCTGGACTCATGCCGGAAGTGGCGGAAGTGGCAGGCGAGCGCGGAAGAAATCAGCGCGCTCGAGGCCGAGGAAAAGCGTCTCGGAGTGCAGGCAAAGATTCTGGAGGCGCGCACGAAGGGCCGGCTGTACGGCGGCGCTGGTGTGTTCATCGGCATCAAGGGCGACCGCGATACGGCGTCGCCGTTGCGCCCTGATGCGCTTGCGCGCGGCGGTCTCGAATACCTAACCGTCATCCCGCGTACGAAGCTGCAAGCCGACACGCTCGACAACGACCCGATCTCGCCGAACTTCGGAAAGCCTCGCGCCTACAAAATCTCATCCCAGGGCGGTGAGGCGATGATCCACCCGTCGCGCCTGGTGCTGTTCGGCGGCAATCCATTCCCTGACGTGGAATATGCGCCGGGGCCGCTATACGGCTGGTCCGACTCGGTGTTGACAGCCGTTTACGAAGCCTGCAGAAACGCGGACGCGACCACGGCGAACATCGCGTCTCTGGTATTCGAGGCGAAAGTCGACGTTTTCCACATTCCGAACCTGATGCAGTGGCTCGCGAACGACGCGGACACGACGCGCCTGATTGAACGGTTCCGGCTGGCGAATATCGCGAAGGGTATCAACGGCGCCGTGCTGCTCGACGCCGAGGAAAAGTACGAACAGAAAACTATCAACTTCGCCGCGCTAACCGACATCCTCCGCGAGTCCCTTGGCATCGCGGCGGGCGCGGCTGACATCCCCGTCACGCGCCTCCTAGGGCAGTCGCCAGGTGGGTTGAACGCGACCGGCGACTCGGACCTGCGGAACTATTACGACCGAATTCAAGCCGCGCAGACGCTGGAAATGTCGCCGGCGATGTTCTCGCTCGACGAGTGCCTGATTCGCTCGGCGCTCGGGTCGCGGCCAAAGGAAGTTCACTACGCATGGGCGTCGCTGTGGCAGGTTTCCGAAACCGAGCAAGCCACGATCGGAAAGGCGAACGCGGACACGATCAAGGTGTTGAACGAAACGGGCCTGTTCCCGCCGGAAGCGCTGTCGAAAGCCGCGGTGAATATGCTGGTGGAAAACGCGATCATGCCTGGGCTGGAGGAGGCTATGGCCGAGTTTCCATTCGATGCGGAGGAAGAGGCCGAAGCGGCGTTGGCTGCGGCGGGCTCGATCCCCGAGGATGATCCGACCGCGATCGCAGACGCCGCACCGCGCACGCTCTACGTCTCGCGGAAGGTGCTCAACGGTGCCGCGATCATGGCGCACTACCGCGCGCAGGGCGTCGCTGCCGGCGCACTGGACGTGTCCGACCTGCACGTCACGATCGCATTCTCGAAAACGCCGATCGATTGGATGACGGTTGGCGAATCCTTCGGCAATGGCAGCGGGGATTCGAAGCTCACCATCGGCGAGGGCGGCGCGCGCATCATGGATCGGCTTGGCAGCGCGTGGGTTCTGCTGTTCAGTTCCTGGGCGCTCGGCTATCGTCACGGCGACATTCTTCGCGCTGGCGCATCGTGGGATTACCCCGAGTATCAGCCTCACGTCACCATCGCCTACCCGCCGGAAGGGACGGATTACACCGGCATCACTCCGTGGCAGGGGAAAATCGAACTCGGCCCGGAAATCTTCGCCGAAATCGATCCCGCTGGAAATCCCGCCTGATTCGGATATGATGCCGCCATGAACCACCCGGGTGCCAGATAATGGATTTTCGCGATGCGGTAACGCTGGCAGACGCCCCGCGCCGCACGGCTGACGGTTATCTCGTCGCATCGGCGCGCGTCGCGCGCGCGGGAATTCAGGAATATGCAGGCCGCGAATTGGGCCGCCCAGACCTCGGAATGGTGCGGGTTTACCGCAGTCCCGAGGAGGTTTTCCACGTCGATGCGATGACTTCCTACGCGTTCCGCCCGCTGACTTTGGAGCACCCGGCCAAGCTGGTCGATGCCGAATCATGGCGCAAAGTCGCGGTCGGACAGACCGATGGCAACGTGGTGCGCGATGGCGAATTCGTCCGCGTGCCGATGGTCATGATGGACGGAGACACGATCCGCGCCTGGGAAAAAGGCAAGCGCGAACTGTCTATGGGCTACACGGCCGAGATTGTGTTCGGCGATGGCGTAACCCCGGACGGCGAAAAATACGACGCGATCCAAACGGGTCTGCGGATGAATCACCTAGCGCTTGTCTACCGGGCGCGCGGCGGTGCTGCACTGAAATTCGGCGACGACAAACTCACCCCAACGGAGAAACCTCCCATGAGCGACACGAACCGAACCGTCATGGTCGACGGGCTTTCCGTTTCGACCAACGATTCAGGCGCGCAGGCTATCGGCAAGCTGATCGCCGACCGCGACGCGCGCGATGCCACCATCGCCAGCGAGCGCACCGCGCACGCGACGGCGCTGGCGGTCAAGGATGCCGAACTGGCAAAGCGCGACGCCGAGTGCGACGCGCTCAAAGCAAAGGTTCTCACCGATGCCGCCATCGACCAGCGCGTGAAGGAACGTTCCGACCTGATCGCGAATGCGCGCCTGGTCCACGATGCCGACTACACGGGCAAGTCCGACGCCGATATCCGCAAGGCAGCCGTCACTGCCAAACTCGGCGACGCGGCGATCGCCGGCAAGCCGGAAGCCTACGTTTCGGCCCGCTTCGACATCCTGGTCGAAGACGCCGCGAAAGACCCGGTGCGCAAGGTTCTTGGCTCCGGTCCGGACGCCCGCACCGTGGTCGGTGATAACGGTTACACGGCCTCGGTCGCTCGCCTCAACGCCGGTTCTGACTTCGGCAAAACCTCGGGAGTGAACGCGTAATGGCGACCCAAACCACGTATCTCGATAACCAGCCGGCCGCCGTCGCAGGCGCGCAGGCCACGATGCTGCGCGGCGACATTCTGTCGCGCACCGTCGAAACCGCCGCGATCGGCTTCGGCGTCGCCGTCACGCAGGGCACTGCCGACAAGGGCATCGAAGCCTTCGGCTCCGGCGATACCACATTCGTCGGCATTACCTTGCTGGATCGCTCTGCCTCGGGCCAGACCGTCGTAAACGGACAGGTCACCGCCACCACGGCGGACGTGTTCGGCGTCGGCGAGTCGGCCCGTGTCCTTGCTGTCGGTAGCGGCGGCGACGTGTGGGTCATCTGCGCCACGGGCTGCAGCGCTGGTGACAGCGTGTTCGTTCGTCCGTCCAACGGCGACTTTCAGGACAGCAACGCCAATTCGGCGGTGCAAATTCCTGGGGCTCGCTGGGATACTTCCGCCAGCGCCGCTGGTCTCGCTGTCGTTCGCCTGGCTTAAGGAGCCGTCAAAATGGGCATGCCTCTCTTCGACGCACAGTCCGCGCTCGGGTTCCTGGTCAATCAGACCAGCATCATCGAGCCCGGCGTCTACGCGACCCGCTACGCTTCGATCCAGTACCCGGACCTCATTCCGGTGGATACGTCGGGCAGCGAATTCGCGACCTCGGTCACCTACTACAGTTCGGATCGCTTCGGCGAGGCGGGCTGGCTCAACGGCAACGCCGCCGACATCCCGAAGGCGGGCACCACCCGCAGCCGTTCAGAAACCCCGGTTTACACCGCTGGTATCGGCTACGGCTACGGCTGGGAGGAAGTCGGCCGCGCGATGATGCTCGGCATCAACCTCCAGGCCGACGACGCCGCTGCGGCCCGTCGCGCATCCGAGGAAATGGTCGATCGCGTAGCGCTGCTCGGCGACACCACGAAAGGCTTCCTCGGCCTGTTCGACAATCCGAATGTGGCCGTCAACGTCCCGACCAATGGCGACTGGCTCAACCCGGCTACCACTGGCGACCAGATCGCGGCCGACATCAACGAAGCGCTCGCGAACGTGTTCAACGGCACGAACACGGTCGCGCTCGCGGATCGCCTGATCCTGCCGTGGACGCGCTGGAACCTGATCGCCACCAAGCGCATGGATGCGAACGGTTCGAACATGACGGTGCTGCAGTTCGTCATGCTTTACAACATCTACACGGCTTTCGACAGCGCTTCCGGCGGGAACAGGCCCGTTTCGTTCAACACCTTGATCGTGTCCGCATTCGCCTTTCCGATCATGGCTTGCTCGGTTTCGGAAACCTGCCACAGCGACGCCCATGCGTAGTGAACTTCCTTTGGCCGCGACCCGAGCGCCGAGCGAATCAGGCACTCGTCGAGCGAGA